CTGGATGAAAAGGGGGAAACCCTTCCTGTCGTCGTTTGACGGGTCGCGGTTGCGGAAGAACTCTGACACAATGGCCATTTTCACCATGTCCGCCTCTGCAACAAATCCGCCATCCGCCTCGTAACGCGCAGCATAGTTGTCGACCGCCCCGGCAAGGTAGGATTCAGCGGCCAGCATGCACTGGGAGAGAAAGGCATCCTCGTATTCCGTGTCAATACGCAGGTACACCTTCACATCGTCTAGTGTTACCGCCATATTGCCACCACCTTAGGACAATGCAACCTTATATGCTTTCAGCGCATCGGTATCATCCTCAGCCACACCAAAACGAACCACGCACCGGAGTGCAGTTCCGTATTTTGCGAACAAATATTCCCTGGAAACCGCAATCTCCACGCCCTGCCGCTCAAAGAACATCACATAATCCGCCATATTGCCAATATAGATCGGCGCATAAGCAGGAGTGTTCCCTGCCGCTGCCGAGCTTTCCATGATGCTGTTGGGAATCACTACGACGGGCTTCCCACGGAACCGATAGGTATCCGGCGCCGTGATATCAGGCACAAGCAAAGGCCGATTCTGCCCATCCTCAAGTTCGCTCATCCACTGGAAACCGTCCTGGTTCGTAAAGATTTTTGCGTTGGCGTAATAAATGGGATCCAAGTCCACATTCAATGCCTTTGTCAACGCCTTGTAGGAACTGACCGTTTCGGGAGAAGAAAGATTGGTGGAAATCAGGGTGAGAATTGCGCTGTTTTCCGTGTTGACGGCTTTACGTGCCAGCCTCTGGCCAACGATTCCCAGGATGTTTACATTGGCATCATTGATCAGCTGGTTGGATACGGGAATGATATCCCCGTAATCCGAAATGGTGTAGGATGCCTGACCAAACTCGAAGTCACTCTCATTGATGTTCTCAAGTTCTGTGAAGTTGACCAAAAGCCCGCTCTCTTCTCCCAGCGTGGGCCATTTGCCCGTTGTGCTGTTGGCGTGAACCACGTGGCAATGATCTCTCAACTGGGTATACGCCTTGCGGAATTCACGCAAAATCGGCATCTGCTCCACCGGAACAAGATAACCGCCCTTTTCGTCTGAACCTTCTATCTGCCCCGTGACTGTTGTTCCGGTTCCGTCGCCGCCAGCCGGTGAATCGTCTCCCACGCCGCCTGCCACGGTATCATCGCCCTCATTGTAGAAATATGCCCTTCGCTCCTCATCGGTAAGCCGCTTGTTGAAAATCAGCTTGTTGAACGCCCGGTTGCGGATCTTCTCCCTGCTTTCCTGATTCTTGACAGGATGAGCGCCCAAACGGAAATCACTGAAATCCGCCTGTTCCATGGCCTTTGCCGCATTGTACTGGTCTACCGTTGCCTGAAGTTCCTTGGCAAGCTTCCCGGCATCCATCACATTACCGCTCTGTTGCAAAGCTTCCATCTTCGCCCCGATCTCATCCACAGCCTTTTTGAGTTCATCGCTTCTTTTCATTTCAACATTGCTCCTTTCGCTTTTGCCAAAGCAATTTCAATTTCTGCCTTGGCCAGTTCCTCTGCGCTCCTATCTATCGCTCTCTCAGGTTCCTGTAACGGTTTCGTCTCAAACTGAATAGCATCCGGGATATTTCGGAAACGGGCCTTTCCGCTTCCGGCGCATGCTACCGCCTTGACGGGTTCCAGCAACTCGATATTGAAAATCTTTGCCGCCTCCGCCCCGGTCATCCAGGTTTCCGCATTGGTCATGTCATGGATTTGCTCATCCGTCACGCCCTTTCTGGCTGCTTTTCTGTAGGTGGTTTCCATGCCGTCCTGCAAGGTGTCAAGAATTTCTGCCACCTTTCGCATTTCATCAGCATTGCCCGCCGCCAGGATGCTGGGCTTGTGGATCATCAAATAGGCATTGGTGGGCATCTTCTGCTTGTTCGCCGCAAAAAAAATCTGTGTGGCAATGGAACAGCACCACCCATCTACAACTGCCGTCGTATGACCGTCATGTCTTGCAATCATGTTTGCCATTGCCACTCCTGCATGAACATAACCGCCGTCCGAATTGATGTAGATGGTCAGATCTTTACCCTTCAACTCATCCAGCTGCTGCCGGATGTTTGACGGAAAATCATAGCCGGATTCAATACCCCAGCCTTTGTAAAATTCTCCGTCCATATCATCGACGATATCGCCGGAGATATAGATTTCAGCTTCCTTGTTGCTCTTGTTCTTGATTTTCAACATCCAACTCACCACCTTTATCCGAATATGCCTTTCCAATATCTTCCAGCTTCACATAAGAGCCGTTGACCATATGCACATCCCCATTCTCACAAGGCGGCAAATCCAGCTTGTTTCGCGCCTCGTTGACGCTGTAAATTGCTGACAGGGTCATTTTCTGCAAAACTTCCGCCTGTTGGGACGGGTCACCGCGAAGAATTGTCCACACATTGAACTTATACCCCAATCCCTGCTCCTGCTCCCGCCGTGTCAGCAGCTTTCGGTTCATCTCCTGCTCGTAGATTGTGATGTTGTAAAGGAGCGTATTGACATAGAACTGCAAGTTCTGCATGGCGGAATTGTTGTAGCTGGACTTTGTGTAGTCGTTCAGGTGATCCGGGGAAAGACCGAAGGCCGCTGCAATCTGCAGGGCATTGTACTTTTTCAGTTCATAAAACTGGGAGTCTGTCAGTTTCATATTCAACGGCTGCACATCCCAGCCAAAGGGAACGGAAAACATTTTGCTCTTGCTGGTTGAAATCTGCCGTTCAATCACATCAATGACCTTTTTCCGCTTATCATCCGACAAGTCGCCAACATATTTGACAACCGCACTTGCCGTCATGCCGTTTTTGTACAAGTCATTCAGATATGTTTGGCTTTCCTTGTTTCCCGCCATAGAATCCGCAAGGATTTCTCGTACAGATTTCCCCGACAATCCCGTGTCCTCGGTAATCCACGAACGAACATGGAGAATATCCTCCGGATGAATAAAATATTCATGTCCACCCGCATTATAGCGATAGTAATACCGCCACAACGGAAAATCCCCCAAATTGTTTATCCAAATCTGTATCCCTCGTGGGTCTAAAATATGAAGCCCCTTGAGAACGCCCTTTTCCCGCTCAACAAATGCGTATCCGTTTCCAAAATGATTGCGGCAATACTCCAATGTGGTAAAGAATTGAAGGGGTGTCATAATGGAATTTGGAGATATTCCCAAACAATGCATTGATTCATGCATGATTCGGTTTTTGTTGGCATCCATGAGATAAACCGGAATTTTCCCAAGGGATTCAGACAGGACTTTCATACAGGTAAAATACGTCACTTCGGAAATATCCGCCATGTGTGCCCCGGACTTCCCGCTGAAAAGCTCCATGATATCACTCATTTTGTAAGTTTGGGTTTCGTTTCGAAAAAATCCTTTGAGTTTATTCAGTATCTCCATTTATTCCTCACCTCCCATCGTCTTTAACCATTCATCTGCTGCCGCATCATAGTCTACTTGGGGTTTGTTCAGGAAATACAGCTTCCAGGCATCAATGATTGCGTCAATCGGGTCAATTCGTTTCGTGTTCGTCGTCTTGTCAATCTTGATTTCCCCAAAGGAATTTGGCTGCGAGACGATTGCGTTGACTGCGCTCCACGTCAGCAGGGAGTTTCGTTTGTCGTACTCGACAAGCTCTGACTTGACACTCAGCTGGAAGTCAATCGTTGCATCGTTCAGGCTTCTTGCTGACTGCTTGATTTCCACCAAGTCGCAATCCAGAATGCTTTCCAGGTCTGCCAGAAATGTGGCTGCATTGTGGTTGTCATAGCCACAGGAAACGATTTTCAGCCCATTTGTGTCAATGATGTTTTTCAGGTCTGCAATGATTGCCTTGTAGTCAGTCTTGATGCCGTACATATCAGAGGTCAGCGTGATAAGCCCTTGCCCTGCCCATACGCCGTACGGCGCATCATCTGTTTTGATATGCTCATGCAGCCGCAGTTCCGGCATATAGCTATGGCTCCAAATATAAATCCTGTTATCATCCAGGGGAAAGAGCAATGCTATGGATGTAAGGTCCCCGCCGCTGGAAAGGTCAATGCCAAGATAGCACTCTTTCCCCCGCATGTCCTGCAATGTCCTGTCGCTTCCGCAGGCGTGCCACTTGTCCATGTCAAGGAGCGCCCCGCCAGTAAACGTCACCCATTGGTCAAGGGATTTTGTCAGGAAGTTTACAAGCTCGTCCCCCTGTTTTTCCTTCGCGTCAATGGCCTTCTCTGCCATGCGCGCTATCATGGAGGAATCCATGGTTTCATCGTCCTGCCATAACTGCAAGGGATTTGCTTTTGCCCAGTTCCTTGAATCCCAGATATCATCATCCTTGTCCAGTTCGGCAATGTAGATGAAAAGGGAATCCTTTTTTACGTTCCCGGACAGGACTTGCTTGCAGAATCGGTAATGCTCGTAGCACGGGCCATTGAGATTGAATCCGGCGGTTGTGATTGCCAATGTCAATGCGCTGTCAACTGCTATCTGCCCATCCAGCATCAGCTTGTACATCTGGTTGGTGGCATGGGCGTGGTACTCATCGACAATGGCAAGGATGGAGCGAAACCCGTCCGCGCTTTTCGTGTCACGTCCAATCGCCTTGATGATTGTCCCTGTTACCAGGCTTGTGATCGTTCGATCATACTTTCGGATTTTGTACAAGCCTTTCAGGTCAGCATCGGACTCAATGAACTTGTCGATTTCGTCCCAGACGATATTCGCCTGGTCCTGCTTCGTTGCCGTACAGAACACCCTGCCCCGCTGATAGCCGGAGAAGGTTGCCCGGTCGTTTGCAATTTCTCCTGCAAGAAACGATTTCCCGTTCTGCCGCGCCATCTGGATATAAGCCTCGCGGAAGCGAAGGGATTTGGAGCGTTTCTTTCTCCATCCGAAAAGGGACCCAATGATAAAATTCTGGAAACCCCTTGTGACAAGTTTCTTTGCCTCAACGCCTTCGCCAATGGTCAGCGTGTTTGCAATGTCAATATGCCGTTCCGCTTGCTTCACGTCGAAAACGTACGCAAAACTCTTGTCTGCCATCTCGTCAAGATGCCTCTGGCAGGCTTGCCGTTCTGCCGTCCCGCAAATACGTTTTCCGCTTACGACAAGTTTCGCATATGCTGTTGTACGGTCAGAAACCTTGGCCATGTCAAAAATACCTTTTCGCCTTTGCCCCGTCACCGGTTCAAGTATTTCAGGAACTTGTTCTCCGGCTTCTCCTCGACTTTCGGGACAATCAGCCGCAGCCTGTCAGTAGTCGCAAGCCCCAGAAGCTTCGATGCATCCTTCATCTCTTTTGCCGCCTTGGTCAAAACGTTCAACCAAGGCGATACTGCCAGGCCGTTTTTCTCTGTGCTGACTACATCCCCGTGTTCCTGGAGCTTCCTGGATGCATTGACATATCGGTCAAAAGCGTCTGCATAAATCGCAAGATAGTTCTTGTCCAGGTTGTCCAGAAGAGGAATCTTTCCAGCCTCCCGTACCACTCTGTAAAACTCTTCCTTGGCGACTTCCGACAGCCATTCAGGAGCTTCCATAAGCTCGTCCCGGTCAAGCCTTATATTTTTTTCCTGCCGCATTCGTTCCAGCTTTTCCTGCTTTGATATTTTGCGCGTCGAAAGTGCAACAATTTTCCTTGGCCTTCCGCCACGGTTCCCTGTAGCCATGCTTTCACCTCCCCCCAGAAATGAGCGTTTCTTCAGAAGAAGCCA